GAAACTCTTGCTTCAGCATTATCAGATGGCAAAATTAATGCAAACGAATCATTTAGAAAATATGCTATGAGTGGAGTTATTCAGGCAACTCATCTATCTGGAATTAGTGCACAAGAGCCTCCAAAATATAATATGTATTTTGAAGAATTTGGATCTATTATGCGTGAATGTGCTTATTTTGATGTTAAGTATGATCGTGCATACCCTGCTCTTTATGCTCAACTTTCTCCAACTTTTAATAGAATTAAAGGTTACACTACATCTGGGTTTTTAGCAGACTCTTACGGAGCAGAATTTTTAATATTTAATGCTACGGATACTGCGTTAAGTTTAGATGAAACAACAGGAAACTATTTAAGAATTCAAGGAGTAACATTCACACAAGACACAACTCATGAGTTAACTGTTGATGAGTACTTTAAGAAACGTGGAAACTTGTCTGATCCAGAATTTCAAGGTAGTTCATTAATATTTTCTCCACTTGTAGAAAAAGCAAAGTATGATGAAATTAGACAAAGCAGAATGATATATGGAAAGAATGAATTTTCAATTGATAGTTTGTATATTCAAACAGATGATGATGCTCAGGCCTTAATGGGTTGGATTATAAATAAAGTAATGCATCCTAAAAAATCAGTGGGCGTAAACTTATTCTCAATTCCAACAATGCAATTGGGAGATATTGTAACAATTGATTACAAAGATTCTTCTGGATTAGATCTTGTAGCGTCTGACTCTAGTAGATTTGTAGTGTATAACATTGAATATTCCAGGAGTAATACTGGACCAAGCATGACTACTTATTTGGCGGAGGTATAGCATGGGTGCCTATGACGATGGAGGATTTACTAGAGCAAAATCTGCAGCAGAAGCAGCAGGAATTCCAACTAGTGCACCAGCACCAAGTTTAAGAGAATCTATAGCAACCGCAGATGCTCGTGCAGAAGCGCTTTCAAGTAAACTTGATAATCCAAATTTAAGTCCAAAACAATTTAATAACGCAATGAATGCGTGGCTTAACGCATCTAACGCAGCAAATAAATTACGAGGACAATTAGCAAATAGCGGTAGCGGAACTTCAACAAATGACTACGGTCCATCTGGCGGTAATGATGCTGGATTTTATGCTGGACCACCTGCAGAGCCAATGACTCCAGCAGCAATACCAACAGCCCTAGCCCCTGCAGTAATTCAGCCACCACCCCCACCAGTTAAAACAGCGCCAATAGATACGGTTTTATTTGATGATGAAAGTGTATCAATTGACATAATGACAGATCTTATTTTTGAAAATATTGGAGGACATGAACTAATAAATATAGCACGTAATGATATTGTTAATGGACAACAAGTTTCGTATCAGCCTATTAAAAACCTTTCATCAATTCAACAACAATACAACCCCAACAATATTCTTAGCCTTCAGTCTACTTCAGATAAATATTTTGCAAATTTTGCTATTAAACTTGAAAATAAAGTGCCAGATCCAGGAACTGGGCCCAATGGGTCATATGTTTATTTAGATAGCGATACAGGAAGTATGATTGTTGAGGCTATTAATCTTGAGGTTGATGAACAAATTCAAATAGAAATAACCACAAGTGGTACAATATATGAAGCGGAATTTGGAGAAGTAACCTCTTGATAACTAACACTGGTAAGACTATTATTGGAAAATACATGCTTGGTCAGGCCCCTGCCTATGCATCTTTTTTGGCTGTTGGCTGTGGCCCTACCCCGCTAGAAACTGGCGATGTAGCAGATAACTTTGCAACAAAAGAAAATCTTGATTTTGAAATGTTTCGTGTTCCAATATCATCTAGAGGGTTTGTAAATGAAGGCGGTATAAATAAAATTGTTTTAACTGCAGAACTACCAGCAGAAGAAAGATATGAAATATCAGAGGTAGGACTATACTCTGCAGGATCAAATCCGTCTGCTGGCGCTTATGACAGTAAGACAGTGTTTGCATTTACTACTGGAGAAAATTGGCAGTATCAAACAGGCGCATCAGCAACTGCTATTGATGTTGTTACTTCCCCATTAGATGATCCAGCAGACAACAATGTTATTTCTGTTACAGATACCGTCTTTCAAACAAATGCAGACAACTCTATTTTCTATAAAGCGTCTCGTGAAAACAGATATGAAAGATGTAGATTTTTAAATAACATAATTTTAATTAGAGGTGATGAAGCGGATTTAACAATTAGTGAAGAAAGTGGTCCAACAGAAGATCATTTTGTAATTGAGTCAGGATCGAATCACATTCGTTTAACTGGAGCAAACGTAGATTTTTCAAGAAACTCTCCAATAGATGAACTTAGACTAGCATTCTCAATAGTAAGTAAAACTGGAAACTCCTCTGCAATTCCAGAAACAGTTAGAATATTAGTTAATTTTTCTTCAACCGATGGTAGCCAGTTTGCAAGGTTTGAAGCGGAAGTAAATCACGGCAGTTCTGGAAACTTAAATGATGCAATTGCAGACTTTCAAACAAACAGATATTTTGTAGTTTCAAAACAACTACAAGAACTTTATACCACTTCAGGATTTACTTGGGATTTAGTTACCGTAGTTAGAATTTATGCATGCGTACTTTCTGAAGATAGTGGACCAACACCAATACCATCATCAAATTACTATATTGCTTTAGATGCTCTTAGACTAGAAAATATTGCAACAACAAATCCACTTTATGGATTAACAGGGTATTCGATTATTAAAAATGACAATGCTGAAACAATTATTAAGTCACCTAATACTAGCAATTATGTTGAATTTAGATTTTCAATAGGGGTAACGTAATGATTGTTAAAAAAGCAATTATTCCAAAAAATGAATTGCCTCCAATAGATGCTGACAGCGGATCATATGTTGTAAGATATAGAATTATTTCTGAAGATAAAAACAGAACTTCTCAATGGTCTCCCACTTTTGTCACTGATGTCGTAACAGTTTCATCCGTAAGCGGTGCAGTGCAGCAATCATCTTCAATTATTAACGTTGTGTGGGGATCAAATTTAAACATGCCAAGATATGATATTTTTGTTGGATACAATGGGGCCACACCAACTTTTCATGGAACAGCAGAAGGACATTCATATCAATTTCTTAAAACAGGCACTGTCAATGTTCGTGTAATAGTTCAAATAGAGTCGTCTTCAAAGACCATAAACAATAACCTGGATATATACAATTCTGGTTTAGTTTCTTTGGTATAATCAAATAGGAGGAATAAATGGCTAAAGTACCACTACCAGAACGAGGGCAGCCTTTGGATGTCCCATATCTTTATAAATTAGTTGATACAGTAAATCAACTATCTACTGAAGTATCTTCAGCAACTTATAACTATACAACTATTGACACAGTAAGCGCTGGAAAGCAAAGCATAAAAACATCTGAGGTTCGTATGATTGGTGGCTTTGTAGAAGTAGCAAATAACTCTACAGTCACTGCAGCATCTGAAAAATCATTTTCTTATGATTTTCCAAGTGATTTTAAATACCAACCAATAGCAACTGCAACTCCAGTAAACACAGGAAATACTCCTGCTGGACAAAACGTAAGCGTTATCTTAAAAACAGTAACAACATCAAAAGTAGAAGGAATTGTTAGATTTGGTGCCTCTGGTGATTTATCTTTAGCGATTAATTTAATAATTATTGGCATTCCTAATTAAAATTAAGGGTGGGCATGATTTTTTGTAAAAAATGTAAGGGTCGCATGTTTGTTGACAGACAATACAGCAGCGTAGATCACTTAGAAACATTTTGTATAACATGTGGTCATCGTGTATTTTTTCATCCTCCGTCAGAAAGTGGGCAAGGTAGATGGATACTGCAAAAGGAAAAATCCAGAGCCAACAATACAATAACGACCCTATAATTAAGGGTAGTAAAAAACTTTGGTTTTTAAACAAAGATCTTGTACGTTTATACCACAGTTCTCGTTCTACTGGAATGGTTACGTTTTATAATATTACTAAAGATAGACTTGAAACTTGTCTTCGCACAGACTTTAGAAGGAACAGACAAAGAGTTTATACTGTTTCTCAGACTGCTAAATTAATTAATCGTCATAGAAAATATATGCCAACATTAATTAAAAATGGAATTATACCACCACCAATAGGAGCAAAGTTAAATGGGGAAAGAGGTTGGCAAATAAGGTCTTATTACTCAGAAGATCACATAAGAGAAATCCGTGCTATACTGGGATCTAGACATATTGGGCAACCAAGAAGAGACGGATTAATAACAAATAATAGTATTCCTACTAGCCAAGAGTTGACAAGACGAATGGGTGACGGTATACTTACATATACGAAGACTGAAGATGGAAG